GCGGATAGACAGACCATATTGAGAATGGTTCCCATTAAGCGGCATGATACACCCGACACGCCGTGTGTATTTGACATGTGCGGTGTGGTGTGGTACGCGGAAGTGTGCGGAAGAAAACGGTGCGGTTGTGGCGTGTCGTGTTGCGTGGTGTGGTATATTGAAGATGTCAAATTAAGGAAAGGAAAAATAAAATGTTTAAAGTTAACGCATATGTCACCGAAATTGAAGAAGATACGTCTTATGAGGTCGATATTGATAAAGTGTTTGTTACTACTGTTACTAGCCGTGGGGATATTGATGATACTCTGATTACGTTTAAATCGGCTCTTACCACGGTGCTTGAAATTGTGTATGGTGATTGTGATTTTGATTTTGTGTGTCGTAGCTATAAAGGTGGTAAGTGTCGTTCATATGTTGTTACGATTGATGATGGTGAATGATAACGGCGATTGACATATAATAACCCCGATAGGAAAAAACCTATCGGGGTTATTTGTTAGTTGTGCTCGAAAATATTCATATTGTAGGTGAAATTGACGATACCAGCTGCGCCGGTGCCGGTTAATACATCTATTATGCTGAAATTCATTCCGTCGAATTTTAGTTTAAGCGGTGTACCATTATCAAGAAAGCCTAGTACCATGCTCCACGCGCCCCATGTGTTTGATTTGTTTACGGTGGCGAAAATGTTTTGATTCCATTCTGTTTTATTGCCACGGAACACATAGGATATGTCTAGACCGTTAATGAACACTGAGAGTGAACCGTTCGTTACACCCGGAAGTGCTACGTCTATGTGACGTTCCACGCGGGGCATGGCTGACATATTGTTTTGAATCGCTGTAGCTATGTATTGTGCGTATATTTCTGAGCCTTCAGTGTTGGGGTGTATGTCTGTCATTCCGCTTGCATAATATAACCCCCATGATGGCGCGTCCTTGACTGTGAACACGTTTGCGTTGCGGCCACCGGCGCACATGACACCGTATTTTTGGCCGTCATCACGGGTAGGCCATGTATTGTCAAACATCATTGGTACGAAAACGATTTTTGAATATGGGAAATTGGTTTTAGCGTAGGTCAGTGCCGTTGTAACGTCGCTTTCTTTTAGCGTATTGTATGCATCATTACGGCCACCGCCGATTACGACATATTTAATACGTGTTTTATCTGTTATTGTGCTGTTAGCTTGCTGTAATTGTTGCAGAAATGTTTTAGTGCCGGTTATGAAACCGCTTCCGCCGACTGCGAAATTATTGCATTTCAAGTTTAGTTTTTGCGCCGCTTTTACTATCATGCTGTCAGTTGTAGGGTTAGTCGTTCTGAAACCCTCGAAATAGCTATCGCCAATTGCGATTAGCGTATCTTGTACGGGCGGTATTTGTACATATCGAGCGTCGCTTTCATTTTTGGTGTATGTGTCGTTTATACGGTTTTTAAGATTGGTTGCGTTTTCTACGGTGTTTGCGCCTAACGCGTTTAGATTAGCAGCCGCATTGTTTGCAGTTTCGGTTGTGACGGCGAGATTTGACGCGGTAGTGTCAATCTTGTTTTTGAGCGTGGTTGCAGTGGTTTCGTTGGTTACACCTAATGCCGCTAGATTATCGTTTGTGGTTTTAACTTGCGTTATGGCCTGATTGGCGGTGTTTAGTGCGTTGCTAGCGTTAGTGTTTACTTTGTATAGATTGGTGTCGATAATATCCATTGACACGTTGTATTGGTCATTGAGGTTTGCCGCGTCACCGGGTGTATATTTTTCAAGATTGAAATTGGGTGTGTAGTCTGTCATTTTGTGGTTTCCTTTCGGATTGCTGTTTGCGGGTGGTTAATTTCCGCTTGCACTTGCATTTGATGTATGGCACGGTCAATAATTCGCATTGCCGCGTTATAGCCGTCGCGTAAATCCGCTAGGTCGCCGCTTTCGTACAATGGCAGATGATAGAATGGTGTTTCTGTTGACATGATGTATTTTCCTGTTAGGCATTTTCACCGGGAATGATGAAACCCTCAGCGGTTTTCTTTGCGTTTGCAAGGTCAGTAACGGTAAACGATTCGGTTCCGATTTTATTAAGAATGTGATTTAGCGTCGCGCCTAGAGTTGCAGCGTTGCTACTGGAAATTCCTAAAGCTGTGCAGAACGCTTCTAGTCCATCCGGTAATGTGTTTTTATTAAGGGCTTGGTCGGCTTTATCGTTGATTTGCTTAAGTGCCTTGTCAACTTTATCCATTGACGCGTTGTATTGGTCTAATAGATTAGCCGAACTGCCCGCGTCGTATTTTTCGAGCTTGTAATTTGTTGTTTCTGCCATAATGGATTATCCTTTCGGTGTTTATAACGACGGATACGGTTTGCCGGTTTCCGCATCGGTGACACGGGGCATGTCGTCGTTGAATATGGTGAGGTTACCGACTGCGGGTGTTTCGTCGGTTCTGTGTTCAGCCAATTTGCCAACGTTAATGTCAGCAATTTGACTGATTCGCGCGCCGTAAACTGCTAGTTCGCGGTATAGGTCACGCATTGCGGTTTTACTATCAGTATATTCGCCCTTTGTGACGTTCCATATCAATTGTGTGTTTCCTATGTGGTCAATTTGTTCTTGTATTTGCGCTATGGCAACGGCGTAATCGTTTATGTTCGCTTCAATGTTTTTTATTCTTGTATCGTAGTCGTTCAATGTTTTGTTGATATCGGTCACGATTTCGTCAAGATATGCCGTTATGTGGTCGATTTCACACGCGATATGTTTTATTATTTCTTCTTGACTTTTGGCGTTCCAGTAAAACGCGGGTATGGCTGGCGTGTACGGCCATACCGAGAAAAACGGGAGTAGTGGAAACATGTGCATTATCCTTTCAATAGTTGTTTATGTTTATCGTCCATAATGGACTAAAACATGTTTCAAGATGCTCAAGTAACAGCACGTCAATATCGACGTAATCACCGTTACGTACGCGATTGATTTTGTCCATGAAATTACCGTTAGCAATCGTTTCATATTGATTATCGGTAGCGTTACTAGCGTAGTCTTGATTTTCGGCTAACTGCGTTGCGGGAAAATCGGAAAACACGGTTCGCATTTTATGCCATGTGTCCATATCGGATAGCATGACACCGGAATTGCCGTCAACCGCCGCGTACAATGGTTTCAGGGTTGGCATTATTTCAGCGATCAATCGTAGGAAATGCCGTTTCCATCGGCTTGCGGGCAACACGCCCAGTTCCCGGTCATAGAAACGGTTTTCGATTTTCTTGCAGCAACGTGCGTATTGCGTGTCATCATAGGCGACATTCCGCCATGACCATGCGGCGTTATCCCAGTCAACACCGCCCGGTACGTCGAGCAGTTCGCCGAACGTGTACGTCATCACGCCGTGAAAATCGTCGTGTGATTCGCATGGCTGATAATGGTTTATGTCATTCTGCATTGTCATTGTCGTTCATTCTTTCAATATTCGTCAAGTAAGCGTAGTTGCGGGAAACGTTGTCTTCGTTCCATACAACCTGTATCGGTTCTTTGAGATATTTTTTAAATCTTGTGTTGAGAATATCGCAGGCCGCGCGACGTTCCTCTAATTCACTGAGTGCGCGTAGGTCTGTCGGTTCGCCGTAGTCGTTTATTTCGTCGGCGGTTTGTCGTTCCATTTTCAGCGGTAGGTTTTTAATGCCCAACGATTGATAGAACGCGTTCCATGTGTTTTGAATATCGTTTTGCAATTCCATGCCGATATATTCGACGTTGGTTTTTAGCACGTTTGCTTTCATGGAATCGGTGAAGCCCGGTGTCGCCATGATAGCCATTTCACCACCTGAGATTTGCTTGATAACGTTGACGCCCGCGGTTTGCTGTCCGGCTGGAACCTCTAATATGAATGGCGTTTTCTGGTTGAAACGGTTCTGCCGTCGCGTCATGTACAAGTCCTCAATTTCATGTGCAAAAAATTCAATCGTCGGAATGAGTGGCGTGCGCGCACGGTTAGCGTAAATGAAAACACCATTCGAGTTGTTCACCGGAAAACGCCAACCGTTAATGCCGTAACTATCCCATTTCTTCGGTTTGTAATACACATTGAAATTCGATGTAGTCACTGCTTGCGTGCTGAAAAACACACCCGGTTTGCTATGCGGAAACGCGATTGTAGCGTAACCGAAATACAATAGATTGTATTCGAGAAACCACGCATCGCATGTCTTCGGCAGATTCAGCCACTTGAAACGTGATAACGCGATATTGAGCATTTGCGAATACGCCATCGAATACGCTTGAGAATTGAGCGCTTCGGATTGCTGCCACATCGGTGCGCCGCGTTCGCCCATTTCCGCACGTGTCAACGGCCTTTTATGCGTACGTTTGCGTCCCATACTTTTTCCACCTTATAGATTGTCGTGTATGAAGTCGCCGCCGACTTCCTCGGGTCTGTTCCATATTGTAACACCGGAACTGAAAATATCCCTGATTGTCTGCAATTGCTCGTTTTGCGCAAGCGGACAAATCGTCCATATGTCGGTGGTCTGCCAATATGTGAAATGCTTGCAGGGCGTTAGAATCGGCTGATTATAAAGTTTGTTGCTTGCAATGCCATAACGTAGCATGTAATCGCCCGCCGCAGCTATCGCGCCGTTATCTTCGGTGACGATTTTCACTGTCATGGTGTCAAGCCCCGTGGCTAGTCTGAAGTTGTCGCCACCGTATGCGCCAACGGGCTGCGCGGCATGGTTGAGCAAGTCGCGCCACGCCATGCTGACGTTGGAACGCGTGTTTACCATGACGCGTTTCGCATTGTCCACGCTCTGATTGCGTGACGCCGATGCGTTCGCATTCGATGTGTGTGCGTTGTTGGCTGTAATGCCGCTGTTAGTGGCATTGCTTGCGTTAGTGTTGTCGGTGTTAAGTTTTGTTGACTGTATGTTTTGCGTACCCGACATAGCAATGCTGACGCTGTTCGCCTGACCATTGTATTTTTTCGCTGCGAACGCCGCTGCATCATTGTACGCTTGCTTGTAAGCGGCTTCCGCCGCAGTCTTGGATGCACCGGTGGCGAAACTCGCGCCTGACAGACCGATGCTTCCGGCTGCGCCGAGTCCCGCCGCCACCATAGGTGCCGCCGCGCCGCCCGTCGCAGCCGTAACCGCTATGCCGGTTGCCGCCGTGCCTATCGCGCCTATTGCCGCAGTGACGGTACCAATCGCACTCGCCGTGATTTCCGTGTTTACGAGTTGCGTTGTCAAATCTAAGCTAGCCGTATTCATTTCGTCGATTTTGTTGTTAGATGCGCTAAGCAGCAAATTTTGCTGTGTTACGTTGTTTTTGTAGATTGCGTTTGATGCATTGTTTGAATTGGCCGTAACGGTGGAATTGAGTCCGTTTGATAGATTCGTGTTGTTAATGTTGTTCGTATTGTTTCGAGCGGTGTTGGCCACTGCTACATTCGCCGAGCGTGCGCCGTTCTCGTACGATATAACGGCGTTTTGGCGTGCTTGCGCGATTTCGCGGTTGTATGCGTTGGCGCGGTGCGCGTCGATTGCGCGTCGTTGCAGCGCGTATGTCGGTATGTCGTGCGATATGAGTGTTTTGAGCATGTCCGCGTTCGGTACGTCGGCGGTGATGCTGTTTCCGTCGATTGCGTCAATGCCAATGGACGTACTGCCGTCGCTCCCGATACCGTCAAGCCATGCGATTTGCCGCAATATCGGATAGCTGAGGGATGTGATAGTCTGTACCGAAAGGCGTCCGCAGTCGGCTATTTCCACCCGGGTTTTATTGCCGATATTGTCGGAAACCTCTAAGTGCGCGTAGGGTGCAAGATACAGTCGTGTTATTTGTTCGTATTCACTAGCATATCCGAAATCGTCGATAGTTAAATCAATATCGGATAGTTTTGTCCGTGCGCCGCTGACTGTATGCCATTCGACGCCATCCACGTTAACGCTGTTACCAAGTCGCATCATGTTTGCGGTGGCGACGAAAACAGCTGTAATCTGTGACATGATATGTGGATAATATGCGAAAAGCGTGTCGAAATATTCGCCCGATATTTTGGACGATTCGAGCGCGTACATGGTTACGTTGCTTGCAGTGAGATTATCGATAGTATTGTATGATGTGCCCGCGCCGACAACGTTTGACGTGTAAATGTTTCCGGCACCCCATGAGAACCCCGTCACCGTGCCGTCGTTATTGTTGTATGTCGGGTCGCTGTCCGTGATGTTCGCACCACGCATGCCGCTCATGGTTTGCAATTGTTCGGACGAAAACGTTGCGGCTACACAGATGTATTTTGTGCCGTTTTGCAGATTAAACGGCGCGCTTTTCCTGATATTCGACGCGGTATTGCCATAATCGACGTCGGGCAATGTGAAGTCACGGCAGTTCGCGCGCGGGTTTTTCAGCAGTTCTTGCGGTGTCGTTTCCGTCAACGGCGCGTGCCCGCGTGACAACAGTAGGCCGTTGATTGTGGTGCTGTTGATATAGTCCGTCCACACGTCGCGCGTAAGCGTGCATGTTGTCGTGTTCGGCGCTTCCGCGCGCACGGAAGTGATGAAAAAATGATACCGTGTCTGCACATCGGCTTTTTGATACGGCGTATTGATAATGTCATGCGAAAAGTCAACAACAATGTAATTATACTGCTGCGCCGTCATGTAAGGCACCGGCAATTTTATGCCGTCCGCGTCGGCACGTGCGATATACATGTTAGTTGTCAGCTTGACGGTTTCGCCGTCCAATTTGTCAAACCATGTGTCACGTGCGGTATCATCTGAGAATTTCACGACATCGTGATAATCATCGAACCAATTAACATGACAAAGTTTAATTACAGTGTTTGGTGTCCAAACATTGTAATCGAAAACATTACGGTATTGCCCGTACACATGCGTATCCGTGTCGGGAAACGCCGTTGCGTTTTGCAGATGTGGAAAGTCCATTTCGCACCCTTTCTTATATATGAAAAAATGAGTGGTGTCTCACATGAAACACCACTCATTTATATCATAAATGATTCAGACTATTTGACGGTGAACGTGCATGTTGCGGAATGTTCCGTGGTCTCACCGTTCGGATTGACGTACGTGGCGGTGCCCGTCACGGTAATGACGTCACCGGCCACAAGCCCGTCACGCTGGACATGCAAGCGCGCTTGGTCATCCACGTACGTGTTGACGTTGAGTTCGAACGCCGCACCATGCGCGTCATCACCGCTTGCGGCATGATTCGCCGAAACCTCGTACGTCGCCGCGTCCGGTGCTACCTGAATGGCGGTGCCAGTCGGCGTGACGGTGGCGGTGAGCTTGGGCGTGAGCTGCATCAGGTCGCCCGCGCTGACGCTGCCCGTGGTCGGAGTCAGGGTAAAGCCGGTCACCGTCTGAGTCACAACCTTGATTGACGTACCCGTGTCGGTGGTGAACAGTGCGCACGGGGTGAACGGCGACACGCCATAGATGCCCCAGTGATTAAGGTACAGCGTGTTCGAAACCGTCTGCGGGTTAAAGAACTGCGTAGTGCCATACATGGTGTCGCGTACCTGATACCAATCGGTTGATACGAGCAACGCCACCGCGCCGTCAATGCCAAGACTCGGCACCTGAATGATACGATACGGCACGTCGGCCTTATCCAGCTGAAACACAGCCGACAACGCGTCAACATCAAGTGACGCAAGATATTCCGGTTCAATCAACAACACCATTTGCTGAGGGTTAGCGTACGCCGGAATGTCGGACACGTTCAACGCATTGAACTGCGTGGATGGGAACTGCATGCGGCCAGCGGTCGCACGCAACGCCTTAAGCAGCGTCTTAGCGGTGGTTTCGTCGCTCGGCACCGCGTCAAGATGCACCTTGTAGAAACCAAGATTCTGCTCGTAATGGCGAATCAGCGCAAGCATGATGTTCATTTCATCGTAATTATCACTGTTGCGCGGTGTTTCCATAATCTGCGCGACGAAACGGTTCAAGCCGAAATCATCCACGAACGCCTGACGCAATTCATCGTCAGTCCACGAAATCGGATATTGGTCGCGGCGGTTCATTTCGTAGAACCACACCGCCGCTTCCGGACGATGCATCTTCAAAAGCTCTTCAGCATCGTCCTTGTATCCGTGCGCCTTAATCCACTTGACTGCGATTTCTTGAACGGTGCTACCCCAATACAGATTTTCCTTTTTGAAAACCGACAACGGATTCTCGAACGGCGCGTTCTGCGCCATCACTGTGAGTCCGATACGATTGACCATGCTCCACACGCAATCGTTGAGGTACTGTCTGTTCATAGGGTCGAACAAGTAGCGCATGGTGTTCGCCACGCCGGTCTGTGTTGCGCTCGGAATACGCTGCTGATAATCGTCGGTACCCTTGGTGCGCACCTTGTCCAAAATTGTCGCATTGTCTACAGCCATAATATTTTCTCCTATCAATTAAAGCGTGTAATCGAGATTTTCCAAGTCTTCCGCCGCTGCCTGTTCGATTGCTTCCGCTACGTCATCGTCGTTTTCCTTGACGGTCGCGCCGTTTTCAACCATTTGCGCGACTGAATCGGCGAAATTGTCATAGATGCCGTCGATTCGTTCGCTGATTGCGTCCGTGCGCTCGCTTAGCGCGCTCACCTTGTCAAGCACGTCGCGTAGCATGTCGCGCAAATCATCGAACTCGCCCGCGCGGTGCGCTTCGTCGGGGGTGAGGTCATCGCGTTCGGCGGTGTCCCTTTCCTCGGTGGTTTCGTCATCCATTGTTTTTTCCTTTCATATGAAAAAAAGTCGTACCGGCGAACGAATACCGAACCGGCACGACTTAAGAATAGCATACTTGCAACATGATTCACAACGATGGACGGCACGCTTTTCCCTCACGGCCATATCATCGGCGGAGTCAACCGTGGTCATCAATGATAATGTTTTATCGCCCTCGCTACGACACCTTGCGTATGCCGTGTTTATTTTACACCGAAATTTCTAAGCATTTCAATCACGGCGTGTTGTGTTTCCACCATGTCATAGCGCAAATATCCTAACGCGTAATATGACGTGAGATTTCTAATCAAATCTTTCGCCATGTTCGCGGTAAAATAGTTCAATTTGTTGTCATCCCTTGTGATTGCGAAATACGGAACGTGCGTGCCGCCATCGTATCGTGAAGATACGAAGACGTATCCACAGCGCAAATCAACATATACACCGTATTCATGCCGCAGCCATCGGAAAACATACGTAAGTTTCGCATGGCCATGCGGTTTTTCAATGAAATCGGTGTCATGACGTCTGAACCTGTTTTTTGCGGTCATGTCATCATTGTTCTTCAACATGCGACCTGACACCGTATTCTTCATTTTCTGCTCGGCATACGCGTCATCCCGCACATAGTCGAACAGACATGTTTTCCCGCCCAGCCATTGCAATCCGAACTCGGGTTCCAATGGCACATCATAATGTTGAAAATACGGATTGAAAGCGTCGCAAGCATTACCGAGCAGAAATATTCTTGGTTTTCGCAGTTCCGTATCGTCGGCACGTTCGCGCGTGACGGTATCCACAAGTTTCGCCAATTGCTCGAACTCGTTTTTCAGATACGTATGATACCGGTCATCGTTATCAATGATGATTTCATCCATGCAAATATTGCGCACGTTAACGTAAGTGCTTTTCTTTTTCTGCTGCTGCAACGACAAAGGTATAAAATACCCGATTGTTTTCCATTCGTTTTCTTTCTTACCGGTTTTCTTTTTACGAATCTCGGCAATTTTATTGGTTGTCCGAAATTCATAATCGGGAAAAATATCATCTTGTACAATACGACTGAAATAATTTGCCGCAACGTCGTTGTTTTCCTCACGAAAACGTGTCACTTCAACAAAACAGTATCCGTTTTTTAGATAATCCTCTATCATGTATTTTCGTACGCCGTATGTCTTACCTAATCCGCGTGCGCCGATAATCATGTTCACGTCTGCGTTTCGCGGCAATATTAGTGTCTTAAGCCGGTCATAATAATATTTCGCCATCAATACTCACAATCATAGGTTTGCCGTCCCGCACAATAAGTTCGCGCGGTGTTGTTTCCACATTTCGATTATACGTGCTCAGCATGTAAGATATATTCTCGCTGTTCGCCTGTTTGTCTGATTCGCCTAGCCATCTGCCGGACGGATACAATGCTATCGCTTCGGGCGTGTCAACATGGTGCGTCGCGCCCCGATAATCGGTGACGGTGCCGACGTACCTATCCCATACATGCGGGCGGTTGCGTTGCAGTGTGTGGCAAATCTCATAATCGACCAACACATCATATCCAAGCGCCAACCGTATCGTTTCCGCGAAACCGTGCCCCGTGCGCATGGCATCAGCAATAAAATCTTCTATGGTGTACATGCCGTCCGGGCGCGGTAGTCCGGCGCAAGTGACATGCACGCGTCCGTTCTTGTCCAAACTGACACGCGCCTTGTTCCACAATTCCACATGCTCGACGTAACGAGTGGTGCCGCCACAGTCCTCCACCTCGAATTTTCCGATATGTTCCAGCGTTGACGCCATATCGGGCGCGGTGTTTCGGACGCGCCGCATGGTGCGATTGATTGAGTTTTCTATCGCGGTATGCAACGGGCTGAGCGCGTCCAATAGTTCCGTGTCGGACACGTCATCGGCACAGCTGATTTTCAGACTATCGGTATCGCCGCCCGTGACGGTGACGCGTGCGCCGAAATGCCGATATATCAGCATCATGGCTATCAATAGGTGCATTCGACTGCCCGCCACAATACGCATGCCATACGTGTATAAAACGCGCGGTGTCTTCGGGCGTTTTTTCGTGAAATTCTCGGGGGTGCATACCGTGGCTTTATCGACTTCCAGCTCGCCGTTTTCCGTCACACGGTAATCGGCTTTCATGACGTCCTGTGCTTGCGTGCCATAGATTCCGTTGAATTGGCCTTTAACGGTGCTGCCGTAATAGGATTGCAGAAATTTCATGCTCAATGTACCCGTTTTTGCGTCGCGTGCGATTCCCTCGGGTATCGAATCGGGTATTTCGTCCGCGTACGGCGTGCCCTCGTGGTAACGTTTAATCAGATTTTTCACGTCGGTTTTTCGTGCGAAAAGCGTGTTGGATTGTAAGGTCACGTAATCGGGCGGGACAATCGTTTTAGTGGTGGCTTCACCGTACAATACATGCATTTCGTCAAAATTGTACACTTGCGCCACGTTCCACAATTCAATTTCGTTGACATGCAATATGCATTCGTCCGCGCGATATAATTTGCCGAAAGCGTACGTCGGATTAACGGCACTGTCAACGTAACCATGCGCCCTAACACTGTTTTCCTGTGTTTTCGCGCGTTCGTTATTGCTGTAATCGGTGTCCGCTTGCAACGTTTTCACAAACTTGGAACGTGGGCATATTGCAACGCCCCACGCGTCGAAACATGTGTTTTCGCGCAATCTGAGATTCGTAAATCTCACCGCAGCATGCAATCCTGTAAGAAACGGGTCATCATAATTCATCAACACGTCTTCAAGCGATGTATTAATAATGCGTTCGCACGCGATTTGCAAAATATCCGTAGGCGTTGGAGCAAATTTTACCGGCAAACGTCGGCCATTGATGAAAGCGTGATGCATTGACGTAACGTCCAAGGACGCGACGTTATCCACGACAACGCTAGCGGTTTTCGCGCTTGTAAACGTCAATCCGCCCCGGAAACATGCCTTTCGCAGCGCATAGGATTCGTAATCCCTCGGGAATTCCTGATTGCATGTCATCTCGAAAGCGCGTTGCAATGTGATTTTCTTACCGCCTTGCAGCGCGACGCGCCGTCCGCCAATCTCGCGTCGTGCCATCTGCCGCACAAGCGACGTCTTGGTGAGCACGCGGCAACCCAGCATGTCCGGCGTAAGCCAATGGTTCGCACGTAAAAGCCATTGCAAGTATTGGGGTATTACTTGCACGTCGCGTCGTGCGTAAAACAATTCCTCTTCGGTTAGTGGCGTTTCAGGCGTGCGTACAAGCGAGTAATCCCAATCGCCTACCGCTTTCGGCAATCCGCACGTCTCACCCATTGCACGCAATCCGCCCATTTCAAGGTAAAACGTATCCCAAAAACGGCACACCACATTACCATCCAGACACAAATCAAGCGTGTACACGCTGGTAGCGGTCTGCGCATTGACCTCCATCGTGTACGACTGCGCCAATTCCAGCATAAGCGTTTGCATATCAAACATGAGATTATATGCCGCGATTATCGGCACATAACCATGAGCACGGCCATGCATAATCAAATCATCAATGTACGCCAGCGCTTCGGACGTATGACGGTAAAAACGTACATTGTCCGTATCGGGGTCATACGATTCCAACGGGGTGTCCCGCAAATCGTTGAAAATATATAATATCGGATATGCGCGCGTTTCGGTACCCTCACCAATGTTCGTTGTTTCGGTGTCAAATATCGCCGCTACCTTAAATTCCTTGCGTTCTTTCATCGTACCACATCAGGTGAAACCGCTAATAGCCATATCGGACTTCCGCCGTCAACGTCCGTATAATCCTCCAATTCACCCGTATGCATTTTCATATTTTTAGCGTACTCCAGCACCTTTTCGTTTCGTTGCATGATAGTATCAAAAAGCTCGCTTAGCGAATCGGCATCATATGCTTGCATAATGGTTTCTAATCGTTTGTTCGGCGGAACGTTCGACTTCTGCCATATGTTTTGTGTGTATCGCCAAAACACCTTGACTTTTTCACGCCCAAGGTCGCCAAGTGCGCTCGGCATTCCCTTAGATGCCATACGCATTTCCTCGCGGAAAATATTGAACGAACGTGCGCGCTCCCTCGCACGCCCTTTGCCGCCGCGTACCTCGCTCACCTGTTGTACAAGCTTATCGGCGATTTCGTTCGCACGCTGATGCAATTCATTCCGCATACCGCTATTACGGACGCGGCCTACATACGTGTTTTTCAACTGCGTTTCGAGTCGTTGGATGTAAGTACGTCGTGCGTTCGCTTCACTCTCGGGCATGGTATCGGTAATGCTTTTTTTCAGACTGTTTATCGCACGCTTCACGCGCTTGCGTTTCGCGGTCAATAAGTCTGCTTGTTTATGCGCTCTAGGCATGTTCACCACCACCTTATAAAAAAAGTGCCATAACATGTATGGCACTTTTTGTTTTCATTCCGAACTACTTGATTTCAAGCGATTTCGTGGAACGTCCACCACCCAGCGAAGTCTGTTTGACTGCGACGGTGATACCGTCCGGCGCGTTGAAATCGGGGAACATATCGTAGATATCCAACACGCTTCGGTAGATGCCCTGTGACTGACTGAAATACGTCTTACCATCCTTTCCAAAAAGATAGACGTTCGCGCACTTCTGCCCAGTCTGAGAACGCACACCCGGCGCAATGTAGGCACCGATAACCGTCAGAGGTTCCGCGCCGCGATTGTTCAGCGACAACGCGCTGTTACGGGCGTTGACGATGGCGCGTTTTCCCTCAAACGTGCTGTTATCCATCGTGCAAATATAACGATAGTTGACAGCGGTGTTCTGTGCGGTCTCGGCTGCGGTGTTGTCGTTCATCTGTTCGTTTTCCTCGTTCATTTCAGTTCCTTTCAGAATTCAATTTCTTTGTTGTCGTTATCATTGTCGTTATCAACGTCAGAACCAGTGACGTCCATCGCAACGCGCTCGGCGTGCTCAATGAACGTTTCAACATCCATGACGTACACGATTTTATTGACTGTGATATCGTCAACCAATACATTAACGATACCCGCGTCCATAAGCACCTTGACGGCCATTTCAACGTTGCGAACGTTTCCGGTGGTGTGATACGTCTGTACAACACCGTCCCTATCATAATAGCTTATGGTGCTGTCAGCGATTACCTTACGAATCTTTCGCATGTTTATTATCCTTTGTATCTATTTATGTCAACCATTTTTGGCGACATAAATATTTATAACACAAAAATCGGCGTGCGCAAAAAGCGACACGCCGATTATTGATAATGAATCTCAGTAACGCAAAATCTGACCCGGATAAATCAAGCTCGGATTAGACAAGCCATTAAGCCCGGCAACCCTCGACCAATCACCGCCAAAAATCGACCACAAAGACTCACCGGACACAACCACATGCGTACGCGCCATATCCGGCTGCGCAACCGTACCACCGCCGTAACACACGGTTTCACCCGGATAAATAACAGACGGGTTTCCCGACGCGTATCCATGCCACGACTGCCACGGCAACAATCCAGTACGCTCGGCGATAGCCGACAACGTGTCACCGGACGCGACAACCACGCAAGCCAACTGCGACACATTCCCACCGGCATTCATTTCCGGTGTGGACACATTCGCGCCGTCACCACGCGCGTATGCATCCCACTGCCATCGTTCACCCCTGAAATAATTCAAGTCCAATCGTCCCGCATAACCCGACACATAACCGTTCGACGTATACTGCCGCATGGCTTCACCATACGCACCATACAACCACGGCACAGCCTGATAACCAGTCGCAGCCATTGACGCATACTGCGCAACCCACACACCGCAATGCTCCCTCACAAACGAATTAAGCTGACCCAACGCTGATGCCTGAACATAGACAATCGGCCACACCCGAGTACGGTCATGCACATGTCGCACCCACGTTTCAATCCACGCGCCATTACCAAACTGCGAATTATCCTGAGATTCCCAGTCCAAAACAAGCACCGCATTCCCAACATAGCCACGCACGTTATCCACAAAAAAGTCAGCTTCCGCGCTCGCATCATGTCCCATCGCGTAATGGTATAAGCCGATACTCTTACCGCTATCCACTGCGCGGCCAAGCTGATAATTCGCTGCCTGATTCACACCATTGGCCAAACATATATTGTTAAAACCGCCGATGCCCCATGTGGCACCCGCCACGACAAAATCAGCGTCAAGCGCATACGTATCAACGTCACACTGCCAATTGCTCACATCCACACCCCGCATATCCGCGCTTGCAGACGGCACAAAAAGCAAAGACAACGCGCACAAACACGCTAACACACTACGCCACGTTCGTATCATCACTATCCCCCTTATCACGCTTAAGCAACGCAATAAGTTCCTCAGTCAACACATTATTCTTAGTCATCAAATCATTAAAATCACTAAACGTAGTAGCGATAAACCACGCCATACCACAACACGCGACAATCGGAAAACCTACGCTCCCGACAACGGTTACAATCGAACTAATATCCATCAAACACCTCACAATGAAAAAAGGCCATGACACATCAAACGACATGCCATGACCCAATATATCACAATCGCGTAGCCTATCCGGGAATTGAACCCGACGCGCACATCTTATAAGGATGCCGCTCTAACCACTGAGCTAATAGGCCATCACATCACCCCTCCCACAATCCCCGCCGCATCAAATCAACCATATCACGACAATACGCAAACACATAATCAGACACATACGAATCACATTTAAACCACTTCATACTCATAACAACCGTCTTAATACGACGCTCACCACGACACCTGTACCCTTTAATGAAATCGCAAGTATTACGTTTGCAAAACATGGTCAATCCCTCTCTAGCAAAGGTGTATTAGCTAATGCAATAGCATCACTTAACATCTGCGCATAATCATTCGTATTATATGTACACAAAGATACTACGTCCTTTAATCCGTCCGGCGTATAAAAACTAATATTATACCGCAGTTCATACACGTTACGAAATGAACATGAACAATACCACAGTTCAATATCGCCATCTTTAAACGAAGAGTACAACGTGGCGATTATCTTATCGTTCTTAATCATTACAAAAAACCCTTTCGTAATCATCGATTGATACGGTAGCCCAAACATACCGCACCCGGAACGTAAAATACGCCATCGTCGAGTACATCCCTAAGCCCGTATGCATCAATGCAATCAACAAACCGAGTTTCGATTAAACAATCGGACGCAATATCAACAAAATACACAAGCACATCGTAAATACTATTCACGTTAAAATCAATCGAATTAGACAATGCTTCAATATTCATGAAACTCATTTTATCGCTCCTATTTTCAATAGTGTTTATACTATCACTCTTCAATATACCACACCACGCAACACGACACGCCACAACCGCACCGTTTTCTTCCGCACACTTCCGCGTACCACACCACACCGCACATGTCAAATACACACGGCGTGTCGGGTGTATCATGCCGCTTAATGGGAACCATTCTCAATATGGTCTGTCTATCCGC